GCCCATTGCCCATACACCCGCTGTCATGTATTCAGAACCGGGGTCAGATAACATTTTTATCTGATCGGCTTTGTCTACCAAATCAGCCCAGTTGTAATCTTCCATTACAACTTTTCGCCTACTGTGTGGGGTACTGATCAAAGGAGTATCGGCATGTCGGCTTGTCATTTTTTGTGCATTGGTACTACCCAAGCGGTCAAAATGGTCAGCCTTCCCGACAACTCCCTCATTCACCCTTACAAAGTTTCGCAAGCGAGAACCTTTTTGTTGAGCCAGGTGTATGAAATTTGAGCGGTACTTGTTTACAAAAGCCTTATTGACTTCAGTGCTCATTTCATTACCTCTGTATTGAGGAGTTAATAATTAAGAGAGGTAACCGACCACCGGGCTCTCGGATACAAATAAATTTAGGTGGGCCCTTACGGGGTATCCGGGGTGTTGCTATGTAACTTTGGAGGGACCGTTTCCGGGTCCGCCGTCACTAAGCTCGGGAACTCAATTTTTACCGGAATGCGCTTTGCTACCTCGCACAATCCATAAAAATCGGTTTCCTTCGCTGGTAAATCATAATGCAAACAATAATCATGTTTTCGACCTCGCAATCTCCCGAGGCGGAACGGATTTTCCGTTCTTGAAATAACAATTCTTTTCTTTCCAAACTTTTGACAATCACCGCAAAAGATGTTTTGTTCCATTACTCTTCCGGATATGCCATGTCAAACAATCGATCACGATATGCAACCGCTTCGGCGTGCTTCGGATCGTCCTTGTTCCAGTAAGCCTTATACATTTTGTGCGCTGGCTTATTGAAGTTTTCAATTTCTTGTTGCGCCGATGTGATGTCCAGAAAACTGGAATCGTGGTCGGCATCCAACGGGCGTGCTTCCTGGCTCTTTAATCCCATCTTATAAAACGCTTTGATGAGTGCCGGATCGGAACCACGGGGGTCGGAAGTTAAAAGTTTCTCTAGATCCGGACCGCCAAACTCTTTCATAGCACGCTGGGCGATTGCAACATTCCGGTCGTATCCTTTCATGCCCCATTCTTTTTGCAAGGCCGCTTCGCCCTTGAAATAGGCTTCATCCATGACAAGCTTTTGATCAATTTGTGAATCAAGCGCAAACTTATTATAGAAATCTAAAATGGATCCTAACTGTTTTTGCGATAGCCCCTGATCGTGCGCCAGTTGTTTAAATGCAGTTTCGGAATTTTCATCGTATGACATTCCTTCCGGCATGTCCGGGCGATCATATTCATATTTGTCCGCCGTGTCTGGCCGTCCCAGCTTTGTATAAAAATCGTTGCGTTCGTCATCGGTGGCATCCTCTCCTGGAATCTTTACAGAATTTCCCATCATGCGAGAAAGATGCACATGACCTTTTGCCAGGTCACCGACACTTTGATATTTGCTTAATGTTTTTTCTTCGCGGTAATCTTCCGGAACATCATCCCGCCAACTTGGGGGAGCCTCAACCGTTTCGGCCGCTTCGCTTGAGGTGTCGGGTTCAACCGGCTCTTGCGTTTCAGTAATCATTAATTATTCTCCTTTAGATTTAAGTTCTTCTCCCAGCTTCACCGTTTCGGCAATTAACAAGTAAACAAATCGGCATCCCTCCTGGAAGTAAGTCCCATGCGGATCGTTTGCTACCACGCTGGATTTATCTTGGTACATTTCTTTCAAGTCCTTTAAAACTTCTTGTCCCGCTTGCGTATCAAAACAATGTAAATAATTGATTGCTACTTTCTTTCGCTCCTTGTCATTCAGTTGGAGTTCCAACTCGTTCGGCTGTTTCATTTGCCTCCATCAATGATTTGAGTCCCGGACCCGCCATTCCTACACCCTCGGCGGCCGTCATCAATTCGTCAGTTTGTTTTTGTTGTTCCATTTGCTGGGCCTTCATCATTCTTAGTTGTGCCAGATCATCTTCTGATTTCAATGCAGAACCAGGAACGGCTAATCGGTCACCTAGAATTCTTAACGCTTCTTCAAAATCGACCATGTCTAATACTTCCGGATTAAACTGGGCCGCCTGGCCAAGCATTCCAAACCATTGCGTAATAGCAGTCACATCTTGTAGTTTTTGAGCTTTGGCCAGGGAGCCCACAAATTCGACATCGATTTCGTTTAACCCGAACAGTTTTTCCGGAGGAGGCGGGAAAAGCCCGGTACGATAGCCGATGCCGAACGTGCGTAAAACGATTGGCATTAAAACTTCTGATTCAAAACGTGAAACAGTGGGTCCCAACATTCGTTGGAATTGTTCTCTAAGTTCGATCACTTCCTGGGCGGTCATGTTCGGTTTTTCCGGCATGACCAATTGGTCTGCCATGAACATGGACCGGATACCGCGTTTGAGTTCGTCACCTTTTAAATTGGTGAGATCAAAGCGGCCTTCAAAGGGCAAAAATTTGATGCGTTCGGGTTCGCGTGAATAATTGATCGCTCCCGGAATGAGTTTGAATGCGCCGACTATTCCTTGATGCGGGGCGATCAATGGAGGATCGACCGCTTTCGCAAGAGCTCTAAGTTCCAACTCACGAATTTTATTCAATACCTTAATATCCGCCATGGCAACATCGGCCGGGGATCTCCCCCATAATTCACCTGATTCCTTGGCAAACCTTCCGATTGCGTACGGGAATTCGTTGTATCCGGACTCGGCAACTTTTTCCTTGCCATGGGCAAAAATATCTATTGCTGTCCAGGCTTTCGATTCCTTGCCTCGGCGTTTCTTCGAATGGTATTCTTCCGCTGGAATTACTGCCCTAACAAAATCATATTCTTCGTCCGGCTTATCCTGGGCGGCTTCCCGAATCACTTCGGGTAAGTTCTTCAAACCAAATTGCTGGGCGGCTTGCCTGGCTGTCAGTTTGTACTCCCAAAAAAGTGTATCGGGTACACCCCTGCGGTCCTCGGCGAAAACAAATTCACCGATTGGCATTGACTTGTATATGATCCCGTTAAAATTCGGATGTGTCAGGTCATCTTCATCGACCATGATGCAGATTGTTCCAAACGATGTGTAATCCAGGAACGCTTCACCAACCACCGAATAAAAATTCGATTGATGCATGGTGAAGAACATTTTCTGGACGGCCGCATCGAACCACGCCTGGACTTCCGGATCATCGTTGAGCTCTGCCATAGGGTGAGCATCCGGGATTTTCAGTTTGTACCAAACCACGGAGCTCGGGCAAAGAGAGTTCTGCATAGACAACGCTAACAGTCTATTCGCTTCAGTCGCGGTCGAGTCAAATCGCTTGTTCGTTAGTGGCTGTCCGTATTGTAACGTGGACGAATCGACTTTGCCTTTTCTTGGGCGAATATAATCTCGAACATCCCTAAAGAAGGGCTCCCATTGGACTCGCCGCTGTTTTAGTTTTTCATGGCGTTTAAGGAGCGAAATGATATCTGGCATTTAATCCCCTAATAGTTTTTTCTTATATGAATCGGCCCCGGTTGTGTCACCCAGTGGTCCTGTCATAATCGTTGACCTTCTTCCGCTTCGTTTTCTGGCGAGTAATCCCTGTCTAGCCTCGGTTTCTTCCGCTGTTTTATCAATTTCTGGCGGAGGCTTCGGAGGCTCCGGGGGCGGAGGTGGAGGCGGCAAAACAACTGGTTTTGGCGGAGGAGGTGGAGGTGGAGGACTTGGTATACTTGGTGGACTAAAGAATGAACCCATCTATAAAACTCCTAGTAAGTTATTATCAATTTAAAGAAAATCAGGTAATGCTGGCAAACTCATGCGCTAAATAAATCACCCCTGCCAGAATTAAAAACATCAAAATCATTCATCGATTGAGTCTGTTTCGTATTCGATGTCTCAAACCCATCCAAATAGAAGTTATTCGAACATTCAATCAATGCATCGACCCCGTGTGAGCTCCAATCATGTACCGGAGAAGAGAATGTTCGGGTCTTATCGTTGAACGCCTTGTGAAAGTTGCGGAGTGCCGCGATTCCCAGTTTGCATTTCTCGGCATCGAACCAGCAACGCCCAAGGTAACGCCGGAGTGAATCGATCGACTCCATCTTTTCGACCTTTTTGCCGACCATGAAATCAATTCCCAGGTTTAAAGCTGTATCGCGCCGGGATCGCCCGGTAGAGAACTCTCGCACCTGGATGTCATGCGGCGCATGGTGTTTGCCGTAGATATATGGTTTGCTCCGGAGTGTCTGGATGTAATGAACCAGACCTTCACCGGAGTTTTCGTAATAATCAATCAGGCGGGTTTCATTCC